GATTGCCAATCGTCACTGCGTCACCGCCAGCCGTGGCCACATCTTTCATTCCATTCTTGATGGTGTCTGCCTTTTTTGTCAGCTCGGCAATCTCAGCGAGCAACAGGCCAAGCTCATCAGCTTGGGTCAGGGCGATGTCCATTGCGTTCATATCAGTTCCTTTCGTGTTTCGCGCCTTCGGCCTATTCCGTTCGCGCTATGGGTTCAATGATAGGGGCTTTTTGAGCCCCTGCCATTAGGACAAACCCTTACAGCCTAGACTGTTCGGCCTTGTACTTCGGCCATGTCCTCACGGCCTCGCCGTCGATGTAGTTGGCCATGTCTTCATCGCGCTCAAGGCGTTGGCGCAGTTCGTAGCGAGCTTCCAGAGCCTGCCGGTCAGTGCCCATCATCACGAGCACGACCAGCTGCTCATGCGTCATGCTGGCCACATCGTCGGCGGCCAACTGCCAGGTCTTGACTTGGCTCTTGGCAACGTCATCGGAACCAATGCTGACCTCGCCAAACCCCAGATAGTACTGCCAGACTTCCGAGCTGTGCAGTGCATCCTCTTTGATGCTGTCGCAAAGAGGCTCGCACTCTGTTGCTGCTTCGAATTCAATCTGAGCGTTCCAGGATTCTTCGGTAGGGTAGTAAAGCATGTCGGTTACTCCGGTTTGCTGGATCAGCACCGCGCTGTCCATGTACTAGACTGTACCGGCTCAAGAACAAATGCACATCGGGATAAACCCTAGGTGACGATTAGGGCTTGATGTGCAATCATTGGCCCCCCCATTCACAAAGGAGCATGCAAACATGGCAAAGCTCGGGCGCGTTTTTGATGTCGCGTCACTCCCAACACTTGACGCGGCGCGGCCCGTCGCCCCCCCTGAATCACAATTGATCGACGCCATGCGCGCGGCTGGCATCACCCACACGCCGGAGCAGATACACATTGACGGCAAGATGCACCGATTCTGCACATCGGGCAAGCGCGGCGACTCAGGCTGGTACATCATCTTCGCTGATGGCATCCCGGCGGGGCAGTTCGGCTGCTGGCGCTCAGGCCTTGTGCAATCTTGGCGGGCAGATGTGGGCCGCAAAATCTCGCACGTTGAGCAGATGGCCCACACTCGGCGCATGGCAGAAGCCGCAGCACTGCGAGAGGCAGAGCTGACCAGGCGGCGCGAGACTGCCGCCGATGTCGTGGGGCGGATATGGTCAGAAGCCCAGGCCGCAAGCCCGGAGCATCCGTACCTACAGCGCAAGGGCATTGCAACACACGGCGCACGAGTGACCGGCGACGGCCGATTGATCGTGCCGCTTTACAGCCCAGACGGTGAGCTGGTGTCGCTGCAATACATTGATTCAGGCAGCGACAAGAAATACCACCCAGGCGGCCAGACTGGCGGTGCGTACTGGTGGCTCGGTGCGCTCGAAGATGCAAAGACGATCTACATTGCAGAAGGCTTCGCCACCGCCGCGACGATTCACCAGACCACCGGCCAGCCGGTTTTTATCGCCTACAGCGCCTCGAATCTTGTTCCAGTGTGCGGAATGCTTCGGCAGCAGTTCGGCGCGACTCAGGCGCTTGTGATCGTGGCAGACAATGACGCCAGCCACACGGGCCAGAAGTACGCCGATCAGGCCAGCGCGAAGTACGGCGCGCGCGTGGTTGTCCCTCCAATTGAGGGAATGGATGCAAATGATTATATGCAAGCCGGCCACAATTTGGCCGCGCTTCTGACGCCACAGCGCGAGGATGGCTGGTTGATTCCAGCCGATGATTTCTCAGCACAGCCCGCGCCGATCTCGTGGCTGGTGAAGCATTGGATTCAGAAAGACGCGCTCATCATGGTGCATGGCCCTAGCGGTGGCGGAAAGACGTTCGTCGTGCTTGATTGGTGCCTCAGAATGGCAAGCGGCATGGCCGAATGGTGCGGTCAAAAGGTCAAGCCTGGGCGGATTGTGTACCTGGCCGGTGAAGGGCATCACGGATTACGCGGGCGAATTGCAGCGTGGAAGCACAGACACCAGGCCGGAAGTCTCTCGATGTGGCTATCTCGGGACGGGTGCGATCTCAACACCGCCGAAGGCTATTTGAAAGTGGTGGAGCAGGTAAGGGCGCTCGGATACAGCCCCGAGGTGATCGTCGTCGATACCCTTCACCGATTCCTCAGCGGCGACGAAAACAGCGCGCAGGATGCCAAAACAATGCTCGATGCGTGCAATCGGCTCATGTCCGAGTTCGGCTGCTCAGTGGTGCTAGTTCACCACACCGGCGTCAGCGACGAGGCGCAACACCGGGCACGCGGCAGCAGTGCATGGCGCGGGGCTTTGGACATTGAGATAAGCATTGTGCCGGCCACTGAATCCGCACCGATGCAGATCGTTCAGCGCAAGTCAAAGGATGCGGAACTGGCTCAGAATATATATGTTCAGCTTGAGCAGGTGGAAATTCCAGGATGGTTTGACGAGGACGGGCAGGCAGTTACTTCGGCAGTTATTGTGCAGGCAGATACTCCTGAAAAGCCAGCCGGAAAGAAGGACGACAAAACAGAAGCGCACATGAAGTTACTAATGGCCGCATGGTTTGAATCAGGTACAGAAACCCGCGATGAAAAACCATATATTAGTCGTTCGGCGCTCATGGAATATCTGGAACAAACCAAGGGCATGAGCCACGACACCGCAAAGCAGTACGTCAAACCGAGCGCAAAGGGTCGATTGATGTCCGATCTTTTGGATGCGCACATCGTCGAACCGTGCGAGCATGGATGGCAAGTGAGCGACTTGGCGCACTCAAGATCAATGCTCATGAGGGCAAATGAACGGTAAAGTTATCCACAGGTTATCCACATGGCACCATGAGGGTAACAGGGTAACAAGAGGGTAACAAGAGGGTAACAGTTACCGGGGGGCTAGGCGGCGATTTTAGGGTAACAAAGGTAACACACTCCCTTAGGAGTGTTACCCTGTTACCCTGTCGCAGCGGCGCGAGTTCGGTACCTTGAACGATGTGGGGTGAGTGATGAGTGAGTGATGAGGCAAAAAAGTTATCCACAGGCGCATGAGGCGCAAGGCCGAGCATCTGGCCAGCAAGATGCGATACACTTCGGAGAACACATGAGCGCAAACAATCATCAGGTCGGCGGCTCGCACTACACGGCCAAATCAGTCCAGCCTTGGGATTACATCGCTTCGAATAATCTCGGCTACTTTGAGGGTAATATCGTCAAATACGTTTCACGGTGGCGAGATAAGGGCGGGATTGAAGACCTACGCAAAGCCCGGCATTATTTGGACAAACTGATCGAGGTGGAAAATGGCGCGAAAGACTGAAGACGAAAAGGCCAAAGTCTGCGAGGCTATTATTGAAGCGGTGAGTAATGGAATTCCTCTCGCTCATGCTTGCAAAGATAACCAGCTCGGTTTGCATACTTGGTACGATTGGGTGGAGAAGAACGAAGCGCTGGCCGCAAGCATCGCGCGCGCGCGAAAGGCTGGCCACGATGTCATCGCCACAGACGCGCTGCGCATCATTGACGAGCCGCCACCCGTCACGGCGAACGGCGCAAGCGATGCGGGCTTTGTGAGCTGGCAGAAGAATCGCGTATGGGCTCGGTTGCAACTTCTGGCGAAGTGGGACCCGAAGCGGTACGGCGACAAGCTTGAGCTATCCGGAGACTCAGACAGGCCCATTGCGATCCAGCAGATCGAGCGCGTGATTGTCAAGAAATGAAACTGCAAATCCAAACCCCAGCCTGGGCCGAACCGTGGTTCAAGCCTGCACGCTATAAGGGCGCATACGGTGGACGTGGCTCTGGAAAGTCTCACTTTGTCGCTGAGTACATCGTCGAGCGCTCGCTCATGGCTCGCACCGATATCGTGTGCATCCGTGAAATCCAAAAGAGCCTGAGCCAGTCGGTCAAGAAGCTGATCGAGATGAAGATTGAGGCTCTTGGTGTCGGGCATCACTTCGAGGTGCAGGAATCCCGCATCAAGGCCAAGAACGGCGGGCAAATCATCTTCATGGGGATGCAGAACCACACCGCCGACAGCATCAAG